GTCAAAGTCACCAAGCAAGACATCATCTGTGTCAATCATGCAATAGATCAACTCAGCTTGTGGCTTATCTAATAGCCAACAATATGCAAATAGTTGCCACATGTAATCCTTATTAACTCCTTCATCTGGAGTTGCTGGCCAAGTCTCAAGGGACCATGATGTCTTGATGTCAATGATCATGTCATCCTCAATGATGTCTGGCTCTCCAGTTAAGAATTCATTCTCAAATCTTTCTTTATTCTTGACATACAATGTGCCTCTCACTTGATTGACAAGAGCAATGGATTCCTCTTCCCAGTCCTTGCCTTTAATCATTGGCTTGGTTGTGATTGATGATGAGAAGCCAAAGAATTGCTCTTTAGCTATCTTTCTAATCTCAGACTTTGCTGTCTCAGATAATACCTCTGACTTTGTCTTTGGAGCTGCCATGAGCTTTCCTAATGTTGATGGATGCCATTTCATAATTGTGCCTCCTGTTCTTTTGTTAGTGAATAATTCTCTTTGAACTTCTCAATGGTATATTTACCAGCTTTGATTTTCTCAAGAGCAATCTTAAACTGCTCATCAGTTACTGATGGCTTTGGTGCTTTGACTGTTGCTGTCACTGAGTTACCATCATCATCCACCGCTTGCAAGGATAAGAGAGCTTGCAATGTTGCTCTTCGATAGTAGGTTGTCGCTGAGATCATCTTCTGTGGATCCTGGATCAATGGCAATGTCAACCAACTCTCAACCTTTTGACCTGAGTCAATGTCAATAATCTGAGTCAACAACACAGTATCATGGATTGGCTGGAGTAATATCAAGCCATTCTCATGGAGGATTGGCTCAACTGTCTCAAGCAATGCATTGATATCAGCATATGACTTTTTGAAATGTGGATTCGTGGCATTCTTAACCACCTTTCCAATGTGCATCTTTGCTCTGTGGAGCTTCATGTATAAACCTACATGAGTTAATTCTTCGTTTTGCATATCTATTAATTTATATTTTTACAAATGTAATGTAAATTTTTCATACCACAATACAAAATCATCAAATGTTTTTGCAATAATGTAAGTACCTCCAGCTTTCTCAATAGCTTCTTGATATTGTTTCTGAGCATCTGACTGTTTATCATTGCCATACTTTACCTCAATCTTAACTGATCTGCCTCTTATTGTTGCTGATATATCAGCTGTGCCTTTGGTTGATTGACCTGGAGTCCATTTGCCTGGTAGCTGTTTCTCATATTGTATCTCTCCAGTTCCAACCTTAATCTTTTTGCCTTCTCTGTACTGGCCTTGAGATGAGATTCTCTCAGCTTGTCCTCCCAGAGCATTGATCCAAAAGATAATGCACTTAGTCAATCCATTAGCTGATGTATCCTTCCAATCAGTCAGAGGAATAAGCTCTGGTCTCATGCTGGGATATTTAGCTTTGAGTTGTTCCATCTCAAGAGCTTTGAGTTTGTCTTTGTTGGCTTTGTTCATTCTATTCTGATTTAAAGGTTCGTTATTTCGTGTTTAACTTGTTCCCAATACTCTGTTTGATGCTTAGGAATAGTTATTATAAAACTTTCAAGTATTTCATTCACTGCAATCAATGCCATCTCAACACATAAATTACCATCTCCGCTACCTGTTACTTCTATTTGCTTTTGGAATAACTTCATCCAAATATATTGTGCTTTCTCTTTTGGTGTCATTCTATTCTGATTTAAAGGTTTCATTGTACCATTGTTCAAAATGCCTTTCCATTAATCCTTGCCATGATTTATTTTCATAAGCAATCGGAACGCGTGAAAGTTTCATTTGATCCTTTTCCATTTGTTTGGCTTTGTCAAACTCATTGTATAATTTTAAATCTATACCATGATTGTTTTTAAGTTCGTTAACCAACCATTCTACTGCTGTCTGTTTCATATCATGAGTATTTAGTTACATAAATCAATGCATCCAGTGCTAAGCATATCTGTTGCACTCTTTTTCTTTGTTTTGTTGTCATATCATTTGGTTTTAAATATTACATATCTGCCTTTGTGATTCCTTCCTTTCTCCATGTCTAAGTTTTTATATTTAGCATATTCTGATATCCAGTTGCTAAATCTTTGAGGATTCATATCTTTATAGCCATTGAATTCATTCTGAAATTGATTAATCATTTCACTGTTATAATAGTAAACATCCACATTCATTTGATTCTCCATTACAAAATCATAGAATTCCTTGCTTGTTGCCTGAATGAATCTCTTTGCATCAGCATTGATACTGATGGATGATTGCAATCCTTTGGATAGAAAGTTTTGCAAGTTTCTAATCATGTAGTTGTCAAACTTAATCCAGTCATCTTCCTCCCATTGATCAAACAATAATCGGCCATATTCCTGGAGAGGTGATCTGTTGCTATTGAAATATTGAAAGAATTCAATTTCATGTCTTCTGCGATCATGTGATCCACCGGCACCAGCAATCACATAATTTGTTGTGATGACAATTTTTGGAGATCTTTCAAATGGTATGAATATCTCTTCTTTATTTTTCCTATTCACTGTGATGCCTTCTGATACTATTGAAAACAATTGCTCAAAGTTGAAAAATTTCTTGACATCATCAAAAGCAAGTATTTGAGAATCAAGATTAACTCTTTGATAAACAAAATCTGATTTGCTTGGATTGAATGATTTGCCATCAATCTTGACAACCTTTCTCAAATATGACAGAGCTGTTAACATCAAGCTCTTTCCACTTCCTCCATTTGGATTATCATCAATTTCTTGATCATTAAATATTATTGCTTTTTGATCTGTCTTATCTTTAAAGGTATGGATGAGATATCCAAGAGTTGACTCAAGAGCTTTGATTCTTTCCGGATCTTTGTTGCTAACTTTATGAACAAAATCAAGAAAGTCATTTTCAAAGTTAATACATGTCTGATATTCTCTTTGGATGATTTGATTCTCCCAAATGTATGCATCAATGTCAATGTATGGAATTTGCTTAATACTGTCCTTTGTAACTTTTACAACACAATTTTTAAATGGAATATAGGATTCACTCTTAGTATCCTGGATCATCTTCAAATGAATTGAATCAATCATATTCAAGTGATTCTCAGAGAATAACTGAGTACTCTTTGAGCAATGATTCCAAACAGAATATTGTTGTTTGTCCATAAGATAATTCAATACAAAATCTTTTATTTGCTCAACTGAGCTGAGATTTACTTTATTCTCTTTAACTCTAACAAATGTAGGTTTCTCAGCTTGCTCTGGATAGTATTTGTTGAATCCATTTTTAACCAGGAATTGAGCATATTTGATTGGCTCAATACTTATGACTTCATTTCCTTGCTTATTTATTGTAATGGTCCAGAAAACATCATCCATAATGGCAACCTCTTCTCTGATGTCATTGATTGTTTCATCACTGATATTGTGTTGCTTTTTTATATCCTCATCATTTACTCCAGATTTCAACTTCAATCTGACTTTGCTGATGGTATCTTTATCCTCAAAGTATTTTGAATTGTATTGACTTCTTTTATATGCACTTTTGATCGTTGCCATCATCCGATCATGTGAGAAATCAGATTGACCATTTATGTATTGATTCCAGATATAACTTTCTGCAGTCTCAATTGGAATACCATATTCACACAAACAGCAAGCCAATTGAAAAATGTAGTTGTTTCTATTGCCAGCTCCAAAGATTCCAAAATTAAACTTCTGAATGATGCTAATCTTTTTATCCTCATCTGTTAAGATACAGATTGGAGGTCTCTCAATATATTGATATCCTTTGTCTTGCTCTATTCCTTGAAACTCTTCACATTCAAGATTCATAAATAAGTTTGGATCATATGATTCAAAGCATACTCTTGAAACATTGGATGTCTTGGAATCAAAATAATCAGATTTGAAATGCTCAGCCCAAGCATTGAATCTTCTTTTGTGCTCATGCTTATCAGATTTTGGAATCTTAATAACTACCTTCAGACCATTTCCTCCTGGTGATTTAAACAACAGCAATACATGTGGATCATTGATAAGCATTTGTCTCTCAAGATCCAGTTCAAATTCTGATGGATAGCCATCATAATCCAGCACACAAAGTCCAGAATGCTCCTCAAGTCCATTATCTGATCTTTCTTTAAATATACCATTGAACATAATAGCATACAAAGAATTCTTGAGCTTCTTATATTCATCATTTCCATGATCAAGACTTCTGATTTTCTCAATCTTTTCAATGAGCTCTGGAGTTCCTTTCTTAATTCTGTTGGCTACCTCTTGAATTGTTAATTCATAAGGAGTCTCTTTGCTGTTAAATAGGTTTCTAAATACTGATATTTTCATACAACTGTTTTATGACACTGAAAAAAAATAGGGGGAAAGGTACAGTGTCAAACCTTTTACTGGGCAGCTAACCGCAAACCCCTTTGCAAATATAATTATTTTTTAATTAATTCCAAATACGTGACAAGCATTCCTAAATATGACAACTCAAAAATGTAGTTGTCACGGCTATAACCTTTATCTGTATTGAGTTTCAGCGTTTGCGTGACAACATGACAACTCCAAATTCCTGATAAGGAGGAGCATTTAAAAAAAATAGAGCCAAGCGTATATAAAGAGAGTTGTCTACTTGTCATAATACCCATCCTTAATTCTTTGTTTGATTATGGCCAGAGCTGTTGTGTTATGGCAATCCATAATGTCTTGATAAATAGCAGGTTTGTCCTCATCTGATATGATGGACACTTTGCCAAGTTGCTTGACATACTCTCGAATTGTGCAATCATATATCTTATCCTTTCCAAAATAGTTGTCATGAATCTTCAATCCATTTATGACTGTTGCATGGTCTCTGTTGAATAACTTGCCAATCCTTGAAAGATGATATCCATCCTCTCTGAGAAGAGCATAGAGATAGCTCCTCTTATAAATTAGATCTCTGTATCTGTCCTTTGTGTCAAGGCTGTCTCTTTGGATGAGTTCTTTAATTCTCTCCTCCATGGTATAGCTGTCTGGGCTCATCTTGTACTCCTTTAAATAAATCAGTATTTGTTCTAATCATGCCGGTTGCTTTTATGAATTCAACCTCAATTTTTGCACTATTTATGATGACATTGCCAATCTGTGCAACAGCTTCAGCCTTGTCAAGTTCCTTCTGGAGCTCCTCAGCTGATAGTTCATCATTGTCTAATCTCTCTAATGCAGCAAAGAGATGATCTCTAAGATCATTGATTTTGTTTCTTGCCATTGATTTTTCTTTTAAGTTTTGCTTTTAATTTAATTACTTCCTGTATCTGTTTAGGAAATCTGTGGATGCTGTTCCTCTTAGCATTTTCACACATGGTCATCAGCTCAAGATTAGATATATCGCAGTTCCTTGAGTTGCCATCTTTGAATGTTACCACATGCTTTGGAGGGATTGGACCATTGGCATCTCTCCACACTTTGTGATGATATGGAATCCAATAAGAATCCTTAATCTTGTAATAAAGATAAATCCTTCCAGTCTTGTCATTTCTCTCAACAATGGATGCATCTGGTTTCCAGTTGTCTGGTCTATTGCCTTTCTTGAACATTGATTCCTTGATCTTCTCATAAAGCTCTGGACTCATCTTCTTTCCTTTGTTGGCTGGTATGTGACCATGTTTATATTGGAATGCTTTACCACCTTTGATGAGATTAGCTCTGCCAGATAAATCTGATTGCTTGAATTCGTGTGACTTCTTGAGGCCCATTGTGAAAGCTCTGTTTGCCACTTGAGAATAAGTCAAGCCAAGTTCATTGGCAAGATCCTGTGTCCTCTCGTTTGGAAATCTCTTTCTTATTATTTCGTTGATATTCATAAAACGCATCTATTGTTGTTGGTAAATCATTCTCAATAGCCATTCTGCTATACTCCCATGCCTCTTCGATCCAGGACTTTTGTTCTTGCTCTTTCATATTTCCTCAACTTTATATCCATTATCAATATACCATTGCAATGTATCTCTCTCTTCATCTGGATAGTTATGATCAAACAAGCATTGATTCTGATCCAGGACACAATTCCACCATAATCCACCTTCCTCTTCCATTTCATCCTCAAGCCATACTCTGAATCTTCTCATTAATGGATGTGGCTCTTTTGTGTAGTTAGCTATTGTAATTTTCATTTTAAATCAGTTATATCGTTAAACCATATACTTATATTTCTACCATTACTCATGTGTTCAACAACAACCTCAAGAAAATTTTTAAGATTATCATAATCTTTAAATGATAATTGTTGGACTGTCTGAGTTGTGAATGTTTGTTCAAAATAATGAACTCCAGTTCTTTGGTCAAAATGTTCTTCTTGTATTTTCATATCTTCTCAACTTTTAAAATTAACGGTGGCCACATGTCCATCTTCTTGATTGCATCCTCTGGACTGTTGGCTTGAATTGTTTTCTGTTGGATGATCCACTTGCCATCCTTGACTTTGTAAGTTACTTTGAAATTCTGCATCTCTTTTTGCTCTTAAATAGTTATTAAATAAATCAATGTTGAATCTGCCTGACTTCTGCCACCAGTATTCATAGTGTGCTGTGCTCATATCTTATTTTTATAGATAGTTAATCTTCCAATGGCTCTTGCACAGGTATCAATGCGATCATCATATTTATCAGCAAGCTGATTCAAACCAGATCTTTTCAAGTCTGGAATCAGAGATTGATACATTTTGATTCTGTAAGTGAATCCATTGATAATGGCATTGACATTCTCAATCTTTTCAAGTCTTGTAATTATCTCCTCTCTCATGACATTAAATTTAAGAAGGTAAACAATCCACCACAAACAATACAAACTATTGTTAGAAGGCTTAAAACTGCACTCAAAAAAGATTTGTGTTCATCATTCGCTGGAAGGAATGGCTCAATAAGGTAAATTAATTTTGCTTTCATATCTGTTTTGTTAATTATTATGAATCAAAGTTAATAACTATTTTCACTTATGAAACTATTTTAACATTTTTTAACAAATTAAGGAATAAAAAAAGGGAATGAAATTAATCACTCCCCTCCTTGTTGTTAACCTAAAACAGATATGCAGTACAAATATAGTTATTTTCTTTTTCTAAGCAAGAATTTAACAACCTTTCCAATCAATCCAGATTGCTCATTAACATCAACCTTTACCTCACCATTGTTAATCTCAACATCAACCTTCTCTGAGTCAACCTTGATGCTTTTGTTGTCCTTATCTTTGTGTATTTCAACATCAATCTTTGGAGTATCAACTTTTACATCAGTTACTCCATCCTTTCTGGTGATCTTTACATCAACATTCTTGGTATCAATGTTTATATTCAAGTTCTTTTTTGGTCTCCCTGGCTTTTTCATTATGATTCATTTGTTGTTACTATTCCTTTTGCCGCAAGATGCACCACTCTCACTGATGCTGGCTGTGCAATCTTCCATGCTGTCCTCCTTGCTTGGCTTAATCTGTCCTTTGCAATGCGAGATACACTGACTGAATTGTTCTGGTTGCCACCTAATACATGATAGTGAGTCTTATCCTCTCCTACATAGATCCCAACATGGCCGCCACCGTTTCTGGTGAATGTCAATACATCCCCAAGCATTGGAACCTTTGCCACATTACCATACTTATTCCAGTTTAATGCCCACAATGGATGCTTGACAATATCTAATCCAGCTGCATGAGCACAATAAGCTATGAATAAACCACACCATGGAATCTCATCATTAGTGTAAACCTTCTCAAGACCAAGAGTCTTTGCCCAGGATAGAATGGTTGGATTGTGTTGCTTTCCAACTATCTCCTTAACACCAATGTGCTTGACTGCCTCAACCAATATCTTTGGAGCTGTTTCTTTTTTTAGCCATGCATAGCTCATATTGAATCCCTTTGGATGTAAATATACTTAATTTTTCTCTTGATTGTCAACAAGCTATCAACATCATGCTTGAGATCTTCCACCTTGATTTCATTTTCATGCTCAAGATCATGCAGATATTTTTCAGCTTCAATCCTAACTGGATCTTTTTTTGGTGCCTTATATTCATGCACTGGCATTGGTGTGAATATTGCAAATAATGAACTTGCAATTGTGGCAATCAATAATACTTTATTCTCCATCGAGTTTATTATTAAGTTCTTTTTGAAACAATATATCTTGCATCAGTTTTTTATCTGCCTTTCTTTCCTCATCACAATCATCAATCTTTTTTTGTTGTGTTTTGATTTCATTGTCTTTGGATGTGATTAGATATCTGCCGATCATTATGACTATTGCAAATAAGACAAAGAACAAATAAGTAAATGGACTTTTTAGGAATGTTTTAAAATCAAGTTTGAATATTTTCTCCATACTTTATTATGCTAATATGTTTTATTCAGCACAAAGATATCTGAGTATATTGAATTGCCAACATTGGCAGCTCCCCATTTAGCTGTGACATCTAATGTAGTTGGAATTGTTGTATCAAATGTTGTGTTATTAACTGTATTGAATCCAAATCCTTGAACACTTGCATTGTTAGTTTTTGTGTAATGAAATGATCCTAATGTTACAATGGATGCTACACCTAAACCTCCTATAGATCTAATGGTAAAATCGATATTTAAAGACCAGACATCATTGACAACACTACTCCCCAAATTCTGTGCAAGACTGTCTAAAAGAACAACACCTCCGACAACAACTCTAATTCTAATAGTTTGATTATTCTGAGCATTCATTACACCACCGAACACCGCTCGAAAGCTATCACCAACTTTGAAGGTATTTGCCGGAATGGATAAACTACCAACTCCACCATTGATAAGTGATGTCTCAGTTGTTGTGTTGGTGATTAATGTGCTGTTAGCTGTCTGAGCAAATAAACCCACATTTGTTGTGGCTGATGGACCAGGAATAGTGACAACTGTCTCTCCTCCACTATCTGCAGCTGTGACTCCATCACCAGCAAATTTTAAAGTTGATCTTTGAGTTAATGCTGTGCTCTCATCCTTGATGGTATCATAAGCCTGAGCTGTTACATTGATGGTTGTTGTTGCCATTATAAGTTAATATTAATAGTATTATTTACTGTTGTGTTTTGTGTAAAGCTATCCTCAAGAGTTCCATTGACATATACCTCATAATCTGTTGTCAAATCACCGCAATTTGTCGCTGGAGGATTACCATTCTCAAAGTCATAATCATCATAAGGAATTGAGCACCAGTCATTATAATCATAGATTGCAACTGTTGCTGCCATTGTCCATCCAGCTGTGACATCTGGTCCTCTATTAATGAATGGCTGAGTCTGAATATCTCCGACAATATCCATAAATTCCTCAAATCTCCATTGTTGGAATGTAACTCTAATGTCATTACAGATGCTTAAGCAATCAGAATGAATCTCATTGATCTGTCTATATTCCTGAAGATTGTATTTATCACATATTGAGATGATCATATTGATGTTCACAGATTGAGCAGTCATTGTTCCTGGTTGCAAAGTGACAACCATCAAAGGATATTGAGCTGCATCTCTTGAGACAGCATCAATGAAATCACCTTGAAAGAATTCGTTTATCTGTCTGTGTTCTGTTGCTATTATTTCCAGCTCTTTCATCAGCTGGTTTAATGTTTTTTCCATCCTTATTGAGATATGCTTTTAATTTATCAATCTGTTTCTTTGAGAATTTCATTGTATCCAGTTCAATGGTTTGTATCCAGTGTCATCTTTCTTGACATATTCATTGCAATGATCTGAGCACATATCACAATACTCTGGATATTTTGTTGCTTGATCATCTTTAAGATATCCAATCAATCTCTCTTTGTAAAAATATGCATCCTTTCTCAACTGATCTCTAAGCTCAGCAACTTGATTCAATTCAAGAGTTGTTTGATTATCATCTTGCACTCTGCCGGCACCTTTATTTGTTAGCTTATCAGTCAACAAAAGAGCTGCTCTGTAATCAACGAATGCAACCAAACAAGGCACAACATAATCATTCATAAGATCCAAGTAATCTTGAGTCCATGTTGACGTTTCAACTCTGTCAAGTAATGCTCTGAATAATGGAGTCCCAAGAGCTGGCTGAATATGCATGTCTTGAGATCTCTTGATGGCCACAGCCAAGAGCTTGGTATCTGTATTGTTGTGAATGATACCGAGCTTTTTTAAATTTTCAACTGATAATAAATAGTTCATAGTTTATCTTTTTACAACTAATTGCTGAATCCATTCATGTCTACACCATGGTGTTGAGGCACCAGTATCTGGATTGGTGTACCATCCACCTCTATATCTCCACACATCTCTGTCAACTCTTGATGATATTGTGTTGATTTCATCTCTTGAATATAGTCTATTCAATGACATAAGTCTCTCACAAAATTGTCTTGATCCACTCTTTGCTGGAGGCACATCTAATCTGGTCCGATATCCATAACGAACTTCAAATCTTTCAATAGGAATCTGCTCCTCACTAACTAATTGCTTTCCCAAATCAGTTACCTCTCCTTTCACCAGGATATCCCACTTCATTAATCTTGACATTGACTTTGCAATCTCTTCAATATTTGTGTTCAATGCCTTTGCAATACCATTAGAATCTTCACCATCTCCAATCAACTTCAATACATTTTTATCAAAGTCATTTAGCTCAGCTGATATCTCGGCAATGGTTGCAAATAATTGATCTTGCTTTGAGAATACATCAGCGGATGGAGTATCCCATTCAATTGGAAATGTTGCATATACTTTATATTCATCAGCTGATTCGCCATATTGAGCAAAGTATCCAATCTCATCATCTTGATGATCAAATTTGCATGATGACATTTGCTGTGCTCCTGGAGTTAATCCAACTATTCTGCGAGCTTGTGCCTCATCAATGGTTGGAAATGATGCCAAGACAATACTCAATGCACTCTCAGATGTCAACATTCCTTCTTTAATCTTAGCAACCACATCAATAAGTGATGCAATCTGAGCTCCATTCAATGCTGATTTTGCGACATCAACTTGAGTTTCATTTACTGGAATATCACTAACTGGAGCAACAGCTGTTGGCTCTTGAGTTGTTCCTATTGGAGTCACATCTTTAAGCTTAATAACACCAGTCTCTCCAGATAATTTAACCATGTAATTCAATATCCACTCAATTCTTTTTTGTCTTGTCTCAACATAAGTCTTTTTAAAGATCTCAAATAGATCTGCACTCTCAGCTGCGTTAAATGATCCCTCTGGAGCAACACCAAATAATGATGGAGCAACAACTGAATGAGCAACCAATATGTTCTGTTGCACACTATCCTCAAGCATATCATATCTTTTATCGAGATCATTGCCGGTTAAGTTGTCAACCTTTGGAGCTTGATCTGCAGATGGTGCAAATGTTATGATGATATCTCCAGAATTCTCAATTGCAGATGCTGGATTCTTGATTTGATTTTTGAATGACTCTGCCTCCTCTTGTGTTTCTGGAAAGCCATCCATGAATGTGATCATTGTACCGGACTTGAATCCATTCTGCAATTCATACATGTGGAATTTACTGATATCACAATCAGTCTGAATTGATGTGATACCTCCTTGATATGGTGGCTTAGGATATACTCCATGCTCCTTTCTGCCCTTCTTAGCTGGATCCTTGTAATACAATACAAATGATCCTGTCTTATTGGTCTCATCAAGAGCTGGCAATGTTCTTAGATTTGTTTTCTCAG